TCCGTCAGCATAAACTTTGGCCCGGCTACCATCCTCGTTTTCATAGATAATAGCCTTGCCCCTTGACTGCTGATCGGCCAAACCCTTGGCTGCCTGTTCTTTTGCGCGGTTTTCTTCTCTTTTTTCACGCAAGAATCCAGGCACCGTACCGCCTTGATCGATGTATTGAATCTGCTCGTAAAAGTAATCTCTAAGCAGGATTTGAGCACGTTTACGCCGTTTTAAATGCGTAATCATGTCTTTCGGATTCATCGCCATTGGCAATGCTATCGACTGAGCTAATCTCACATCGTCATCAGATAACGGTTTCATTTCTGCTGCGGCTGCAACATCAAGGGCCATCGTGTTCCGTACTTCTTTTAGCGCTATCGATGCTGCCTGAATCGACGGCACAAACTGGCTAATAACGCCTGTTTTCGCGCCTTCTTTCTCAAGCAAAAATAACGCCCGGTCAATATTCATCATCCCAGCATCGATGGTTTTGATCTTCTCAGCACCTGCCGTGACCGTTGCCGATCTGCCTGAGCCGGTTCCGCTGCCGAATGACGTATGCTCTGCCTCGCTTTGTCGTGCAGCAAAATAGCCCGGCAATCTACCGGAATCCATCATTGTGGTAAGCGCATTGCCTACAGCGCCCTGACGTAGCCGCAATTTAACTTCTTTAGCCTCAAGAATCTGCTCGGGAGACATCCCCTCGGTCAAGTATTCAAAATACTGCTGATCAGCAGGGGTGCTGTCGCCACCAATAGAATCCCCGCGATAGACCCCTAGCCAGCCCTCCTGGCCGGACTGATCCATGTCGCTGGCTGTTCTGGTTTGTTGGGCATCGCCACCCCTTGCCTCTATTCCCGCTATTTGCCGGGCAAACTCAGCATCGCGCTGTTCGCCGTAGGGCAGTGACAGTAAAAGTCCTGCCCGTTGCTGCATATCATTTTGCCGGTATTCGTCATTTGCCCCGGCTGCCTGATACATCCGGTTAGCCGCTGTTGGGTCAAGTCGTAAAACCTCTTGCATGGCCTCGTAATCGATATTCCCAGTGCCTAGCCCGCCGTTAAAAACTCTACCCCGAGCATCCATTAACGCCTGCTCGTTTTCTAATCCGGTCTCGCTAACTCTTCGGTTTTGCTGGCTGTTTAATCGGTTTTCTTTCGCCGCCTGGCCCGCAACAAGCGATCGAAACGTATTAGCACCAAGTGATCTGCCGTTGATATTACTGAGCGTTGGCATTTTAATTCCCCCGGTTTGCGTAAATGCCGGTTAAGTTTTCCAGTATCCCGGCTTTGGCTTGTGTTCCGCTAAGAATCCCAGATGACCGCGCATCGCCAGCATTTTGCAACAGGTTGGCCGTATTGTTGTTGTTCTGATTGCTCAATCCGCCGAGATTTGTAGCGGTAGTGTTCCCGGCGCCGGATAACCCGCCTAAGTTATTTAAATGCTGCTGGTATTGCTGAGCGGCAAACCCCGCGCCCTGGTTGGCGAGCGCCGTGCGAACATTGCCACCACCTAGCCCACCAATGGCCGCAGAATTTCTAATCAGGTTCCGCTGAGCTCGGGTTTCCATAAACTCCTGCCCTGGCGATTTCCAAAATCGTCTAAACGCCCGCTTTTGAGGCTCACGACCATAAAGGCCTAAGAATTTCTGCTGCTCATTTACCGCACGATGGCCCGCGCTTAAAAATGGAGCCATGTTTTTTTGGGTGACGTTAAACTGTCTCCGGCCCTCTATCGCCGCTGCCATGCTTGCGTCAGACGAAGCGTCAGCGGCATCGTCAGCGCCTTTACTGCCAAGCATTCCGCCCGCTACAGCCCCTACCGCTGCTACTGCTGATCCGCCCATGCTAGCCTCCTAACCATTTGCTGTGAATTGTCTCAACAGGATCAAACCCTAGCGCGTCGTAAAACGGGCTAATGTCCTGGTGTAGTTTTGTATTGCACATCCAGCGCTGTACGCCCCTACGAATCAGCTCTTTTTCGACCGCCCCAAACAACACGAATCCACCACCAGACCCGCGATGATCTGGATGGACATACATAATATCCATAATACAGGTCAGGCAGGTTTTGTAATGCAGCCCAGGGGATACAAATCCGATAAAATACCCCATCAGTGCGCCGTTTTCTCGCAGCGTCATAAACAGCAACTCACCAGCTTTTTCACGGTTGATATAATCGTCATACTGCGGATCAAGCGGCACTTCGTCTTTGTTTAATGCCAGCTCTTCGTAATGCAGCGGCAATAACGGTTTTAATTCATCAAGACGATGCTCAAACGATTCTAATTGCGCGGTAATCAATGCTTAATCTCCACTATCAAATGGATTCTATCGTCTGCTGAATTGTTTTTGACTTCGTGCATTTCGCGATTATTAACCCACCAAACATCACCCGTTTGCATGCCAACAATTTCATCACCGCACAAAAACAGGCTTCCAGGTTCGCTGTTTAACGGGATGTGATAGCGCTGGTAATATTCGGGAGACAGCCCCTCATCAATGTGTGGGGCAATAACGCCGCCCGGCTTCAGTTTGGTGATGATGCACTTACCTAATCGTTCCCCCTCAACCATTCCCATCAGCCCGAATATAATACTTCTGACTGATGGTAATCTGGTAAAAGCCGGGTAATCTACCGCTTCTAGCCCGTTAAACGGGTCAGTTTCGTTAAATCTCAGCCATATATCGACAATATCGCTATGAGCAGAGCCGGTATATTCTGCCCGCATAGGATTTTCGCCCCATAAATCATTGTTGGCTTTGATCTGCGCCATCAGCGGAGATACAACAATGCCAGATGCTAGCCTGTAAAAGTTATCCATTAAAACTCATCCCCGGTAACTCTAAACGCAAGCGGGCCACTGCTTTCTATCCGTAACGACCCGCCTGGTGGGATTAGCTGCCCCAACAAAGGAGCGCCAAGGCTGACCCGGTAGCCGGTAACTATCGTCTGCGGGATAACCGGCGGCAACTCCACCCCCGAAGAATCATAGATATACGCCTTAAAACTAGCACTTCCCAGCTCATCGTTAGAGGCAGAAAACGCAGTGATTACAGTACCAGACGGGGATGAATACATATCCTCTATTGTATCAAGACCGGCGTTAAACGCGCTATTAACAAGCACCGCTGCGGTCATCCGATCACCCTCAATGCGGCATCAATAGCAATCAGGTTAGTGGTGTCTGTATTATTTTCGGCAAAGAATTGAAGGTAGTCATTTGGCGCAAGCTCGACAAACCAGGGGATCGACACGTTACGAGGGTCACCAGCGCCAACTTTTGCAGTCCTGCCACTACGGGCAACTATTGCCCCGTTAACCGCTAAATATGCGCGGATGTCTTTATTTGTTCCGCCAGCGGCCTCAATTGCTGCGTTGGCATCAACTGCAAAACCCACTGTAGCGGTGCCGGTATAGGTCATTTTCCCAGTCGCATCCGTTGAAAAGCTGGCGGATTCTTCTGGCTGCCACGTCCCGGTTATCGCTACCGGCGTACTAATCGTGGCTATTACTGTTTCGGTTGCGTTTGCAGACAGCGAAACCAGCCCGCCCTTAGCAGCATCAAGCCCGGCCAACTCTGCAAAATTGGAGTTAGTCTTTATCATGGCATCACGCCATAAATCGCCGGTATGGTCTCCGGGGCTTGCCCCTACGTTTATTGTTTCCATATCTAAAACTCCACCATATCAGCTGTCAGCGAAACCGAATCAACCGTAAACCCCACTTCGTCACTCGTTAGCGGGTAGCGAGGCTCCACAGCATGCTGTACCGCCGTCACTGTGTTTACCGGTATGACCGTACCGTCGTTACTATCATCTCCGCTGCTAGGGCTTCCCAGTGATTCCAGGTACGCAGCAAACCGTCGAGTCTGGTAGCCGTCGTTAGTGATCCGCTCATCACGTCTAGGAGGGGTACCGCTCATTCTCTGCCCACATCTATCTCGGCTTCTAGTTTAAGAATATTACAAGTGACCGGCGCGGTAGTGGTGAACCGAATCACCCGCTCTCGGGGGAATCGTCCAAGCCGTCGCCAAATAGGAATAGACTCATATTCACCGACTTTGCCGAATCCACGCTGTAGCTCGCTACCGAACGTTCGCCCGCCATCGTCAGACCAGTCCAGTCGAACAATAGGCTCGATATCGCTACCCACACCCGACTCCATTGTCAGCGCTAATTCACCGGCAAAAACAGGCATTCCATCGCCGCTAAATGGTTTTGATGATCGCTGCCTAAATATCGGGTTTCCGTATTCGGTTTTAACGTCTGCGTCTAAAACGCCAATTTTCCCTGATTGCAAATCACCTACCAGGATTTTGTCATAGGCCATCATCACAGAGCTAACGCGCCATTCTGCATCGCGCTCACCTGATTGCCGTTCATGCCAGGTCGGTTCACCGGACAAAGCAGAGGCCGTCGCGTCATAAACAAACGTCTTACCAGCCGAGCCGGAAAACGTAAACCCGGCAAAGAAATTGCCGTCCTGCGAATACGTCCAGGCAAATGAGTCTTTTATTTCCTGCTCGCTAAATTGCTGAATAGCGTGATCAATCGCCGCTGTGCTGATTTTTACAGCAGACGACGAACCGGACATACGCCAAACAGCAGAGCGCTCATTAAGCCCCCCGCCAACAAATAAAAACGTGTTATCAAACTCGACCACGCTAGCAGGCGCATGGCAGCCCTTCTGGATGTTAGCCCCGTCAATCCGCTGAAACGGAAACCCAACCCCGCCAACATTCTGGAATATCTCGCAGGTTTCCTCGCCTAGCACGAAAAGCTCATTGTGATTTATGTGCAGAGCTACAATGTAGTCGGGCGATATTTCAGCCGCTGCATAATCAAGCGCATCATATCGGGTTGGCTCGTTTAGTCGAGACGAAAAAAATACATCCCCAGCTGAAGCAGAAAATAGAAAATACCCATCCTTAAATCGCACCGTTGATGCTGCGCGGAAATCTCTGTCAGTAATAGTTTCTAGCGTGTTGTTAGTGTTGTCGAAAACATAAGACGCATAGCCGGGCGAAACAATCACCAGATAACGGCCATTGTCTGCCGTTGATACCCTGTTGCCGCCCCGGATCTCGCCACGATCTATCGACACGCCAGAGCGCAACACCTCATAAAGCCGTTCGCCATTGATGAAATAAGCAGAACCGGACATCTTGTGCGAGCCACGATTTGCCCCGTCAAGTTCCGCAAACAACGAAATGCCCGGAACATCAAGCAGCGCCCGAGTGTTTAGCGCGTCTTTGGATTCGGTAACAACAGGTCGCCAGTTAATACACCGCTGCGACGATAGCGGCAATGATTCACTCTCGTAAAATCCGCTGGCTATTTGCAGGCGCATTAAAAGTTCGTATCCCCGTCATTGCTGTAAAACCGCTGCCCGTAATTGCTGCACTCATTACCAGACCCAACCGGCAAAGTATCAGGAAATTCAGATGTTAGTTTTTGAAGCGAGAATTTATCCAGTGCTTTTTTGGTTTCCCTCATCAGCTCTGCCAGCTCTGGATAAATTGGTTTTCCATACTGCGGCGCAATCCGTCCAGCTAAACCGGCTTTGAACGCTGCATAAGCCTGGCGTGGTAACGATATTTCATCGTTGACATCTTCAGCGGGCAAGAACCCAATCTGCAATGTGGACTCCCACTCAGACCCCATG